AGTACAGTGCGCCCATCTCAGGAGGACTCTGGTACACCATGCACTCCCTGATCTGCACCACCAACTCAGCCATATGCTGCTGTGCCATCACCCTCTTGAGTGCGGCTTCCATGTGGTTCTGATTAGGGTCATAGACATTCTTTGACTTTTCTTCTTCTTCCCTTATGTGCGCTTCTAATTGCTCTTGAATCTTGAAGAATTCAGTGAGTTGTTTGACAATATTGACTTTGACTTGAGTTTCGTCAACAGCGACAAACTTTTCTTTCTTTTTCGCCACAGGCTTGGGCGATTTTCCCTGTGAGACAGATGCAGTACCTGCACCAAACATTTCTGCCAACTTTGTCCAGAAACCCCTAGCCTCTTTTGCGATTCCAATGACTTCGTTAACAGTGCTTTTGACTTCCATAAAGGAAGTCTTAGCTTGCTTATACAACTCACAGCCTTCTTTGATTGCTGCAACACAAGCATTGGCGGCAAAAAGTAGGCTGATCGGATCAATTTTGTATCCTTATTACGGTTGTAATTGTGGATTCATACCACTCATTGAACTTTGTTTTGGAGCAGCCCCAAGAATTCCCATAATTTGAGATTGATCTTGACTTGATAAATCATTTTTTGATTGAGGTGTTGTTAGGTCAGGCGGCATTTGCCATTGATCTATTTGCTCAGGAGGCATTTGCATTGATGGAGATTCTTGCAAATCAGGAGGTATCTGCCATTCTGGTTGTGCAAGTGCTCCTGCTGGTTGTTGTTGAGACAAAACACCACCAGTTATTAATGGTCTGAAATCATCTAATGTTTTTCCAGACAACATAATTGATCGTCCAGCAGATGTATCAAATGCCGTTCTTGAAATTGCTTCCAAGATTCTATTTGTTGGAACAGATGTAATCGCCGCTCCACCAGCCCCACCAACGAAAGAACCAATTGCTGCTCTACCAGCTTGCATAGCTGCTTCATCAGCTGCCCCCATTCCACCACCACTACGAGTCATTGCTTGAGACAAGAAACTAAATTTATTAAGTAATGTATCAAGATTTTCATCAACAAATGGTTGTAAATTCAGTTTTCTATCTTGCAAGAATTTTGAAAACGTCAATGGATCAAAAGTACCAGTTGGATCAGTAGCTTCTTTTCTTGCTGTAGCAAATGTATAAGCAGCAACATCTTTTTTGGTTTCTGGATCAATAACCCTAGATACCATATTAGCGGCACGTTTAGCACCTTCTTGACCAGTAGATGCTGATGAAATTATATTTCCAGCAAGTTTTGCAATGTCTGTTTTCAATTCGTTTGAATTTGGATCACGAATCATGCTTATAGCAAGGTCAGCATCACGCAATGGAATAACATTACCTTTCCAGTAATCTCTTGCTTTTTGCCATGCATTTGCAACATTAGAATTTTGTGGGATTGAAGAACCCCATTTTTCAATGTCTTTGTCCATTGCATCAATTACTTCGCTCAAACGTACAGCACTTTGACTACCAAGTTTTCCTTGTTGTTTAGCAGCTTGCAAAGCATCAATTAATCCTTCTCTAGCTTTACGAACATCTGAAAATGTAAATTCAGCAGCACCTTTAATTTCAGGAATCAATGGCATACCTGACTCACTAACAAGTAATCCTGCTGGTTGTTTAATTTCTTCTTTAGCCAATTTCCCACCAAAACTTGTTAACTTAGCCTCAAGACTAGGACGCTCAAGAACTTTAAACAAGTCGCCATATTGGTCAATTACATTGTTAACAGCTTTAGCTGTTTCTTCAGGAAGAATTTTTGTAATATTATTTTTTTGAGCCTCTGAATCAAGTTGTTTGTATAAAATGTTACCTTCTGTTGTGGCATTTTTATAATTTGTTTGAACTGCTGTAGCAATGTTTTTACCAGTTTCACCGCTATATTGTTTACCCTGAGTAAACATATTTTCAACTTTACCAGAAGCATTTTGAAGTTCAGATACATTGCTTTTGAGTTTTGAAACTACATCACCACCACGGGCTTTATTTACAGCTTCAGCGGCTCTAGTTGCCTCTTTACCAGTAAAGTCACCTAACAAATTAGGCGTAATACCAAGTGAAGTAGAGGCATCCTTAACAGCTTGAATATTGCCTTTAAAGTCAAAATTTGTAATTTTCTCTAATGGTCTTCCAACAGCACCAAGAATAGCAGTTGCACCAGCAGTAGTTGCACCAGCAGTAGTTGCAGATGTTGTTCTATCTTCACCTTGTTTCATTGGTTTTGTAAAGTACTCCCATGCACCACCGAACAAACCTTGTTTATATATTTGAGCAACTTTACCGCCGCTTCCAAACCAACCCATTGTTGAAACTGGTGCAGTAACTGTTAATTCACCAACAATTTCACCAAGAGCGCCTATTACCTTGTTGTCATAAGGTAATTTGCTAGGTTGTTTGGAAAGATTTGCGTTAAATTTATCAAGTGTTTGTTGTTTTGTTAACCCACTTTTAACACCTAACTCTAAAACAGATTGAAGAATGCCTTCTGATAAATCATTGGCATAGTTAATCTTACCTTTATTGAAGTCAGAAAGATATTTCTGTTGCAGTTGATCTGCTGACAGTTTCTGATTTTTTTCCCATTCATCAAAAAGTCCCATGACTTATCCTTTACTATATTTTTCCGTTTTTCTTAAGAAAATCAATTGCTTGTTGACGAGTTGGCTTTCCACCATTGAAATCAATAAATTTTTGAATAATTGCATCTTGGTTTTGATTAACAGATGTTGGTTTAGGTGCTGGTGTTGTAGGCACTGCCGTAGGAGTCTTACCTGCCGCAGAAACTTCAGCAACTCGACCTGCTTTAGTTTCAAGTTGTTTTTCAAGTCTTGAATAAACAGCATCAATAGCATCTAAATCTTTAGCAAAATTCGCTGATTTAGGATCAAGCTTTTTGATTCTGCTTTGCAATGCCTCAAACTCATTCCTTGTTGTTTGACCCAACCCAGAAGCACCTGTTTTACTTGCGTCTTTAAGTGCTTGTAATTGAGAAAAAGCTAAATCTGCTTTGATAGATTCAAGATTATTTTCAAGTGTTCTTGCATCAGTTAATGGCAATAAAGACAATACTGAACCATATCCTGTTGTATATCCACTAATCAATTTCTTTGTATCAGAAATAGTATTTCTTACTTCACCAGTTCTTGTTTTTAATTCAGTAAGAGCATCAACTTGATTTGCTTCCTCAGAAGCTTTCAACATTAATTCTTTTTCACGCTCTACCGCTTTTTGCAAAGATGCAGGTGTTTCAACTGTTTTAATATTTGGAGCAAGCTGACCAACTTGACCAGATGGAGTAGCAATAGGAATATTAGTTTGCTTTAAATAGTTAGCAATGTTTGGCGCAGCTTGTTCAATATTTAATCCTTCAATTACATACATTTGATTAGTAACCGGATCAATTTGTGTTTTAGCTTTACTTTCATTAGCAACAATCCATCTTACACTTGCAATTTCTTGTGCAGTTGGTTTGTATGTTGGATCAGTTGCTAGTTTTTGTTCTAAATCTGAAACGGTTGCACGTTTCTGTGCAGAGTCTGTTTGAGCTTGTTGAGCATTTCTAGCTTTTTGTGCTTGAGCTTTTCTCAATTCAACTTGAGACATTGTTGATTCTATTTTTGTTCCAGCATCAACAAGTGATGCAGCAAACTCTCTGTCTCCAGCTTGATTTGCTAAAGTCGCTGCTTTGAAATAAGACTCAGGATCACGCATATCTATTTGCTTAGAAATAGCATTACGCATTGAAATCAATCGTAATTGTGGGTCAACACCACCCAAAGCACCACCAATAGCACCACCTAACTGTTGACCACCCATATACAGGCTGTATTGCGCCTGTTGCATAGGATCAAGTCGAGCATACTGCATTGCCTGTGCTTGCATTGCTTCATTTTGCTTTTGTTGGTACAAAGCACGTTGCATGGCTTCTACTTCAGGAAACATTCCTAAGACACTTGTTGGTGCTGATGCTGGTGCATCATGTCTTGTATCAATTGTTAATGGACTTTCCTTAAGTTGTCCAGATAATAGTGATGCTGATGCTAGTACTGGTGCTGGTGCTGCTTCTGGTGCTGGTGTTTGATTGCCATAAAGTCTTTTAAAGAAATCGTCTTTTGATTCAATAGCAGTTCTGTCTGGATATGTTTCTTTTAAAAACTTTTGATAATCTTCAAATGTGGCAAAGGTAGGTTTAATATCACTTTCAAAAACTACATTACGGTTGTAATCAATAGCAGGGAGAGTCTTAGCCGCATCTCTTGCGGCAGCTACTTCAGGGTAATTTTCACGCAACCAAGTTGGGTAAAGTGCGTTACTGTCTCTGTCATTCGCCCATTCATTGTAATATTTATCCTCATTAGGATACATAACTGTATTTGATTGATTATTGGTTATTTCAGCCATGATTTTTCCTTTTAAAATGGCACATAGCCAGTAAATCCACCACCAGCATCATTCCACCCACCAATTTGTTGTTGTGTTAAATTTTGAGTTCCATAATGAACATTAGGATCAGTCATTCCATACCCACTAGTTCCACGATTCTGTAAATAGTTTGAAACTCCAGAACTAAATTGCTGATTGTTTGCAAGACCACTCAGAGCCGTAGCAAATGGGTTATAGGCATTAGCTTGTCGTTGACTTGCAGCAGCACCCATTCCACCTTCAAGCAATGATCTACCAACATTAGCACCAGCGGCAGCTGATCGACCACCTAAAGCAGAACCCATTTCCAAAGGCTGTTGTCCAAGTTGCTCAAGAGTAGAACCAGCACCCAAATACGTTGTAAACGGGTTCAATGCACCTACTTGACCAGATTGATACTGACCTAACAACTGAGAGCCACTACCAAACAATCCAGCACCAAATGCTGTTCTTTGTTGTCCAGCTTGATCCGCTTGACTTGCAATTTGTAAATCTTGTTGAGCTAATGCGTTGTAATATGCTTCCATTTCAGGAGTTGTTGCGCCTAATCCAGCCGCACCGCTAGGACGCATACTTGTAGCACCAACAGACAAACCACCACGACCCTGCTGAAACAACTGATTTTGTAATTGAGCCATTGATCGTTCACGACTAGGGGCAAGCAAGTCCTGTTGCTGTTGCATATATTTTTGTGCTGTTTGTTCAGGAGATTGAGCAAGATATTGCTGACCCAATGCAAACAAACTTTCAGCAGATGTAGACAATGGCAAATACTGCTGCTGCGCCCTTTCAGCCTGAGTCAATGCACCGCCTGTAAGAGCCTGTAGACGGTCTTGGTAAGCCTTTAACTCAGGACTGACGTTGTAGCCAGCACCAATTAGGTTACCTTGTTTATCAGTCTGAAAGTTAGATGTACCGTATCTGGTAGTTATGCCAACAGGACGAAACCTTGCCGCATCTGCTGCAATTCGTGCCGCCTCAAGTTGAGCATTGGCTGAAGTACGAGCCGCACTTCTTGCGGAATCTCCTGCCATTGCGCCACCTAAAAGTGATGCTCCTCCCATTACTAATGCTGCTGAAAATGGCATATCAAATCTCCTTTGCGACTGCTACATGAGTAGCATTAAAACCAAATTTTTTATAGAACACTTCTAATGATTCTTTAAGGTTATAACTTGCAATCAACCTCTTACAACCATTTTCCTTTGCAATCTTCTCAACCAAGTCAAACATTTCCTTGCCAATCCCTTGCTTTCTATACTCAGGCTTTAAAAAGAACATATCAACTTGACACCAAGTTTCATCATAATATGGACTCTTAAACAAACCATAAAAAACATAACCAACTGATTGGTCATCATCTTTGGCAATCACAACCCTCAAATTGTCTAAATAAACTGTATTGAAAATGGGTTTTTTGTCATTAAAACAAACCCAATGTTCAAGACTCAAATCATCAAAGTTTTCAATGTCAAACAACTTTCCGTCAACTACAGTGACAGTAGATTGAATAATTTCAGGTTGATTCATATTTACTCGTAAAGAATGTTGATTGAACCAGCATCAAAGGTATCAGCGGGAACACCAGTAGTACTTGCGATAATTCTTATTGAGTCGCATACTCCACCTAAAGAAATATGCCCACCGCTAACACTTGCGTTACTTCCAGTTGGATCAAATACAGCTCCCGTTGCCGTCCAAAGATTTCCCGACATATTTGTCAAAGTCATATTCCCATATTGAGCTCTAGTTGCAGTATTTACAGACGTTAGACCAAATCCCGTTGTAAAAGCTGTATTACTAGTGTTTGCTGACCAAGCACCGCCAAGATACCCTGTAATGATAGCTGTTGCAGAAACGCCTAATTGGACTTGAATGTTGGCAGTACCGTTTGTTGAAACACCCATAAAACCAACTGTTATCCTCTTAACCCAACTTGGTATTGAACTGAATGTGATGCTTGTACCACTGGTAGAAGACTGAACAACGCCAGATATAAGTACTGGAGTTGGTTGAGGAACTATTGCTCCACCCATTCCAGCAATATTAGATGGTGCTGTAGCGTATGCGCCAGCAGTTGCCTGAGTTGACTCAACGTATCCAACAATCCTAAATGGCACAGAAGTTCTAGCGGTTGTTGAATAAATTACAGTCCCGCTATCTGCTGTACCAGTTCCACCTTCAGCAGTTGTACTAATCAAAACACGTTCATCTAACAACCCATAAGCGTTTGCATTAACAACAGCCAATTCAACTGTTCCAGCATTGTCTATAGCCAAAACAGCCAATTTAGCTAATACTGCGTTTGTCGCACCAAGCGTAGAGCCATTGGAAACAGTCATTGAAATAGCCGCAGTGACGTTTCTCGTTGTTGTTGCTCCTGAAGATGCAGTAGATGATCTAAAGTCTAATGAACAAGCATTCAATCCCAATGTCAGTATATTTGTTGCAACAGTCGCAGTTATTGTTGGGATTTGCTTATAAGGTATGTTTGAACTACTCTCAAATGCAAATGACCAACTTGCAGCAGTTGTTCCTGTAATAAGAATACAAGTACATCTAACAGCAGCACCAGCAGGAATCAAAGTGATTGTGTTTGCACCACTTGACTGAACAGTTACAACTCCAGTTGAGTTGTTGATAATCAAATAACTAAGTCCAAGTGCAAGTGTACTTGTAACAGGCAAAACAACTGTTTGAGTTGTTGTACCAGTAAAGAACTGTTGGTTGTTACTAGCAGAAGTTAGTGTTGTTGTTCCCGCCGCTGTTGCTGTAGTGGTGTAACCCAACTTAATATTATCAATAACAGGTAAAACAGCATTGCTTAAAGTAGTTACCCCTGTGGCAGATAGCGTTGTAAATGCACCTGTACTTGGGGTAGTCGCACCAATGGTAGAACTATCAATAGTAGAAGTTGTTATTGTTGCTCCTGCTATTGTTCCTCCACTACTATCTAGTTTTGTAGCAACAGCAGTTGCAATATTTGCAAACTCAGTATTGATCTCAGTACCTTTAACAATCTTTAAAGGATTACCAGATGCCAGTGCATCCTTAGTTGCAAAATTTGTTGTTTGCGTGTAATTTGACATTTTTTCCCCTATGCAATCTTGCCATTTTTGGCTTGAAGTTCAATCTTTTGAATGGATAACTGACTGCTGTTTATATCCATTTCAACGCCTATTTGAACAATCTTTCCCTTACTTGATGCAGTTGTCTCTACAGTTGTTAGTGCAACTCCAGAAGTGTAATAGGCTATTGTTGTGGCATTTGCACCATACTCAGCAATGCCATATTCGGCGGTTGTTTGGGTTGGTATGTTTACTTGTGCAGAGTAATAATTTCCCGTGAAATCATATCCCCACTTTAATGTCACCAATTGATTTGAACCGCCAACAATAATTACCTTTATCTTCTTCAAGATAGAAGTGACATTCACATCACCAAGGTCAGAATTGTTTGTGTAGTACGCCATCCTATAGGTTGACGCATCATCTAAATAGGTACTATATTTTCCAATGTATCCATTTTTGCCAATCAATAAATCACCATTGCGCCTTGA